TTGAAACTATAATATAAAACAAAATCGGAAACACAATTGAAACTATAATATAAAACAAAATCGGAAACACAATTGAAACTATAATATAAAACAAAATCGGAAACACAATTGAAACTATAATATAAAACAAAATCGGAAACACAATTGAAACTACAATATAAAACAAAATCGGAAACACAATTGAAACTATAATATAAAACAAAATCGGAAACACAATTGAAACTACAATATAAAACAAAATCGGAAACACAATTGAAACTACAATATAAAACAAAATCGGAAACACAATTGAAACTACAATATAAAACAAAATCGGAAACACAATTGAAACTATAACCAAAAGAGTTAATGATTTGTGGTATTCATTTTTATAAATTAGTAGAAGTAAACAACAGTATTTAATAAGTATTTGAATAAAAAAAATGAAAACAATTTTATAAAATGATAGACACACAGTATTTTAAGTTATAACAATAACAAACCAAATTCAAATCCAAATTCAAAATGTTCTGCAAAGTGTGCAAAGATTCTGGCAAGACTGAGACTGAATACACCAGTCACTCAGTCAAGGACAAAACAGGTAAGACCACTTGTCCTACTTTGCTTAATCAAGCGTGTAAATATTGTAGACAACCCGGACACACAGTGAAGTTCTGTAAAACACTCAAGTTGAACGAGAAGAACAACAGACGCGAGGAGTTTTTCAAGAAACAGCACCCTGAATGGAAAGAGGATTTGAATTCCGCTATGATGAAATTGGGTTCTTCATTTGCCGCAGCTTTTGACAGCGATTCCGAAGACGATTCCGAAGACGATTCAGAACAACAACAGACTGTTGACCTTGACATCAATGATAAGGTTCCTGTGGCGACACACTTTATCCGCTCATATGCAAGCGTTTTGGCTGACGATTCGGTCCCGAAAGTGGAGAATGTGAAGATTGTTTCCAAACCATTCACTTTTGACACCAGTCATCTTAAAGGTAAGTCATGGGCTGATGATGATGATAGCGATAGTGATGAAGAGTAAATAGATTGTAAATAGATTGTAGATAGATTGTAGATAGACAAGGTTTCCAATAAGGAGTATAATGTGCTGCCATAAGGTAGTCCCCTTTTTTTACTCATTTGTATCCAAGTTAGTATCCACATTTGAAACCAAGTTAGTATTCAAGTTAGTATTCAAGTTAGTATTCAAGTTAGTATTCAAGTTAGGTCGAGTGATTTTAACTTAATTTATAAAAAGTTGAAGTTTAAAGATTTTACTTATTTTTCCCATATATTTTTGTCACTCATTTCTTAAATTGTCACTCATTTCTGGATTCTCTTATTATCCCAGTAGATGTTGTGTGTGATGTATATTATTTATTTTAATCTTTCTGAAAAACCTTTATGAAGTGTAACGGTCTTCACTCGTAAATGATAGTGTTTCAGTATAAATAAGTAAATATATAACTGAAGAATAATGAGCAGAATAAGTATACAAGAACACAAATAATACAATGAATAAATATATATGTGATTGCTTTGCTTTGGGGTTTACCTAAGGTTTATGAAACCGCATAACACATACACAATCATTTCCAAACTCTTTTGCTGATTGTCGCTTCTTAAAAGCGAACTGAACATGTTCACACGCATTTGCTTCACACCCTCTTTCTATTTTTGTAGCATTTGAAGATATGTATCCACCAACAACATGACTTTCCAAAAACGAATTAGCCAATTCGGGATTGTATCTTTCCAAACTATTTAATGCTTGTCGACGACACGATTGTACAATTTCCTTCCATGAACTGCCTTGAACTTCCCACAACAAGTCATTAAACTTGTCTCGTTTTATATCGAATACAACAATTGCTGGGTCAAGAGACCGGTCAGTATACTTACCATTGCTGGAACTCAAAACTGCATACGACAAAGCAACACTTGGATTAGGTGATACATAAAATCCTGCACCAAAGTCTGTGTATTGAGAACATTTACTTAAATCAATTCCCAAACGGACAATATTAGTAGCTTGTCTAATAGTAGTTCCATGGTACAGGCGTATAACGTCTTCAGAGATAGAATCCAGACCTGTGAATGTCTCTAAATTGAAATTTGCATCCATAATATCAGAGTGTTTTGTCAAGTTAGTGTTTTTCGAAATAACACACGTGAGCTCTCTCATGTAGACAGTGGTTGTTGATTCAGAATCTAAGGACGAAGCCAATGATTGTCTAGATATTTCGTCCCCAATAAAGTTGGAACAATTCTCATCTTTAAAAAGTTGACATAACCATGAATAAAGTATGGAAAATATAGAGATGCCCCTATCAGAAGATCGCAAATGGGAAACGATTAAAGGTAGTACCAAGGGAGAAGTAATACGAATTCCAATTAGATAATATAACTTTTCAATATTCATAGGCTGCATTGCCACGTTCATCTCAATTTCTGTTTCTGCGATTGTTTCAACTCTTGTTTTCATAATATTATAAATGTATTGATGCAATGAATATCCAGGGGTTACAGGTTTGATGTCAGGAAGGTCACAAAAACACGAGGTCAATTCATTATAAAATGTGTTCATTTCTTCGCTCTTTTCATCCACATGATAATCAGATGCCAATTCAGTTTCAATATTAACTTCCAATACATCTTCTGCTTCATCTGTAGCAACATTTAAATTATAGTCTGGCATTAGAATAAAACCCAAAACCCAAAAGATATGTGTTGTGAAAGATATTTACAAAATATAATCATTTTTAATATTTATTACCTTTGTACACTGTAACGACAACTTCTTCTTTTAAAAGGGTAGAAGTAACAGATGCTTTAACACATCTTATGTATTCAATTGGAACCGCAACTGCTTCAGAAACAAGCATTGGCACAATTTGTTCAGCATTTAGTTTTACAATCCTCAGTGCGTGACGCAATTGGTGTGTCTCATTTTGTATCAACAATTCAAAATCTTCTATGTTTAATGCGGCAATCTCTTGTGCGGTACAAAGTCCTTCACGTTTCAGAAAGTTTACCGAACTTGGTCCAGTTGAAGAGATTTCTTTTACAGGAGTAATCATTTTAAATAAAATTATGCAATGAAAATGAGCTAAAGAGTAGAGTGTCAGAGTAACAAAAGTATTGTGTGAATTAATTTGTGTCTGTGTACTTCAGCCAATAAATATGCTATCATGCTGGCAAAATATGAGACGTAACTTTCAATCTAATTGTGGTGCTTTTTCAGGCGAACCCACAACCCACAGACCACCAATTGTTTTTGTTCTTTTTACCGTTCAATTTTACCGTTTTTTAGTTCAGTGGAACCTCTCTTGAGATTCCATTGGGATTGTTGCAATTGTTGTTTTGCTTGCCTCGCATGAAAAACAAGTCTCAGACTTTGTTGTTATAATTATAGCATAAAGATATCCAATCATATTACATTACGCTTACGCAATGACATCACACGCAAACAAGTCCGACATTCGATTCAGTCAGAAATACATTTCCAACCCTGGAACAAAATGGAATTTATTGAAATATAAGCCAATGGATGTGGTTGTTCACCAAGATGACTCAATAACCAGTTTTGACAACAGACGACTTTTCAGAGCAAGAGAAACAACCGACACGGATTCTGTGATGCTTGAAGTTAATAAACATTTTCACCGCAATGAGTTACCAGAAGGACAATCTGAGAGATTTAAGTTTTGGATTGGATTCTCTGATAACGCAAGTGGCACATATCTTTTAAACTTGCTCCCTAAAACATTTGAAGCTGCACTTGCTGCAAGATGTTCTTTACAATCTGATTCATTCTCACTTACTGGAGAGGTTACGTTGCCTCTTATTGAAAGACGTCGTTCAAGTCATGTTTGGAAAGGAACAAAAACAAAAGGACTTGTTGAAGAAAGCAAACTTACTGATCTATTATTAAACGCCAATGAGATCGTTTCACTTCTTGAACGATGGTCCGTTTCGATTGTTAACATACCAATGCAATCCTTTTTGAAATCAAGTCGTGAGCGATTTACCAGTTTGTATGAGATTGAAGAAAGTGTATATTATGTTGATTATACCTTCTTAAAAGGCGGTGCGGAATGGTTTCATGATTGGGACGAAGAAAAGGAACGAAAACTTGACCAATTGCGAGACGATAGAGATAAAGAAATAATAAATGACCGAAACGACAAATATGCTGAGTGTCTGATTGAACAGATTATCCCAGTAGATGTTGTGTGTGATGTATATTATTTATTTTAATCTTTCTGAAAAACCTTTATGAAGTGTAACGGTCTTCACTCGTAAATGATAGTCTGTTTCAAATTATAGATTCCATTTTTTATTTTTTATTTTATTTCAATAGAATATAAAATATACAATCATTTAGAAAATAAAATATGCAATATGTATATAAATGGCAACAATACATATCGAAGATATTATTAATCCAAACTCAACCGGCACGCTAACAATTACGTTTAATGAAGCTGTATTGGAAGTCAGTTTGAATGCATATGTGAGTTTAAATCCAGCATACATTGGAACTATTGGAGACATTACAAGTGCAGATGGAGGAATAACATATACAGGAACAATGACACTAAATGAAGGAATAAATAGAATTAACAATAAGGTTAATTTAAATTATAATGGATTGACGGGGGAAGCAACTTATGATGTAGTTGAAAGCAATGGAGTTACAATAAGCAATTATTTATTACAAAAACAATTTGATGATGATATGTCACAAAGAACACCAACACAATATGTCACAAAGATATCACCCGATGGTAGTCACATTGGTTTAATAAATCTTAGTGGTCTTTATTATAAGTTTAGCACCATAATATACGAGTATGATATTAATGTAAATGACTACGTTCAAAAAGGGTCGATGTTAAAAACTGGAACAATGATTGAATTTAGTAATAATGGAAATTATGTGTTAATCCGACAATACAACACAGATTGGTATAGATACGACACATATCACTATAAATATAATGCGAATACATTAGATTGGGATTTAGTAAATGAAATAAGTGAGAGTCGCGTAACTGATACAAGTATGGATGGGTCGGGAAAAAAAATAGTATCAACTAAACAATATAATGTATCCATATATGATTATGATGAAACTAATAATACATTAACTGAGACAATTTTAGGTTTTCCCGAGAATAAATTTGCGAAAATATCAAATGATGGGAATGTTATATATATATCAAATGATTATTTAAGCATTCAACGATATAATTATGATGGAACAAATTGGACAAAAATGTTTCAAATATCAGTTGAAGGCCATAATGGAATTGTTATTGGATTAACTGAACCTGATTTGAATGGAACTCATAATCCTAAATTTAATATATCCAATGATGGTAAGATAATAGCAGTAACATCGTCAGAGAATACTGTTCTAGGAGCAACAGATATAAATGGAACCGTAACTAATACAGGAAATAGAACATTAATAATGGAATATGATGAAGTAAACAACCAATTGAGTGTTAAGGGAAATATTATAATTCATCCAACTGTTGGGCCATGGGTAGAGAAATCAATAGATATAACAGGAGACGGAAATAGGATAGTAGTAGGCGATACAGGAATGCAACACGGAAATAATCGAGGTAGTGAATTAGAAGGAAAAGTAGAGATATATGATTACAATAGTGTAACAAATAATTGGGATTTATATAGCAGCATACTCGGAGGAGGTGGAGAGACAGATGATTTTGGATCACAAGTGAGTATAACAAGTGATGGAACAAAAATAACCGGAACAAGCATAAAAAACTATACTAGAATATATAATTTAGTGAGGGGTATAGAGCGTACAATAATAAGTATGAGTATGAGTGATAGTACGATAAAGTTTCCGGAAGTAGGGTCAGAATTTGAAGTGAAATTTACTACGAATGAAAAGACGATAGAGGAAATGCAAGGAAATATAACACTAGAGCCGATAACAGCGGGAACACTAACGAATGTGACATTGGGAAATAATGGATTTAGTCTAGTAGGAACATACAATGCTGCGACACAAACGGAAACAACCGGAAACAAATTAAAGTATAATGAAGGGGCATTAAGTGATGAAGTAGAATTTGTATTAAGTACTTTGGAAAAAGCGATAAGCAACATATGTTTTTATGGAGATGCCCAAGTGTTAACAAATGAAGGATACAAAGAGATTCGAGAAGTAAAAAAAGGGATGAAAGTGCAAGGAGAAGAGATAGAGGAGGTAACACGAACCATAAGCAAAGAGAGTGATATTGTGTTGATAAAGAAAGGTTCAATAATGAAGAATATGCCATTAGAGGATACACGAATAACAAAGGAACACAAAGTGTTATACAAGGGTAAAATGTTGGAGGCGAAGGAGTTAGTAAATGGAAAGAATATTGTATTTGAAAAATACAAAGGAGAAACATTATACAACATATTATTGTCGGGTGAGGGTAAGATGGTAGTGAATGGGATGATAGTCGAGACATTAAGTCCATTTAACAATATTTCAAAATTATATCAGATATTAAAAGGACATAAAGAAGAAGAGAAGCGAGAGATTATTAAAATATACAATGAGGAACGAGTATCTAAGAAGAAAATGTGTAACGGACTAAGAAAAAAATAAATGTTAATTGAAATCAAAGTTTTTTTCAATATCCGCTTTGTATAATTAGATTTTTTATATATTCGTCTACATTTGAAAATAACTTTAAAAAAATTAAAAAACTGTATAACAAAAATCCAGATTGTAAAAAATTAAAAGATAGAATATATGTTGCTAATTCTATGCCAACATTTATTGAATACATATTGGTTAAAAATGATAAAATATTGGAAATTTAAATTAAATAACAAATAAAAAATAATAAATAGAAATCAATAATATTTATTATTTACAAAAGAAAAATGGAAATAACTTGCGTTTGTTGTAATAAAACCAAAGACAAAATATCTCGTATATTATATTCAAAAGAAGAATGCGAATTACAGGTCATATTTTATTACAAATTACCGACAGAAATGATTCGCACAATTGGGGAATATTTATATCAACCTGAACTTATAAAAATAAATCATAAAACAAAAAGACGAAATCCATTATGGTCACAATATATAGCAGCAGACAGACCATCAGAAGATTTTTATGAAATAGATGATATAATAATGGAGGACAAGGAAACGTTTAATTGTTCTAGTTGTTTCTTATATAATTTTATAAAGTATAAGCAAAAAAATCCGAATACAATGCCAAGAATACGAAATGATATACATTGGTTCAATAATAATTTAAAGCGAAATGAGATAATAACAATATTTAAAGAATATTTTGATGACATATATAAATTTGAATTACCAGCAACATATAATATGTATTTTTATAGGTCGTTTGGACTTACATTATTAAAAAAAAATGGAGAAAAAATAATAGAAGAAATTGAATTAGAACAAACAGCAATACAAACAAATAAAGAAACCATAATCAACAATGATGAAATAATAAAAATAATAATTCCAGAAAAATAATAATTCTAGAAAATAATAATTCTAGAAAATAATAATTCTAGAAAATAATAATACCAGAAAAAACAATTAACCAAAAATATCGTAACTATTTTGATTTATATTTTCATTTTCATTTTCATTCAAATTAGAAAATAAATTAAACCCATCATCAATTACATTGGCGTTAGGAAGTTTTTCTAATTGAGCGTGATATTTTGTATAATTATTGGTTCTTCTATAAGTTTCTTCAAGATATTTCATTTTGTTTATATAGTGGTTGTAATATATTTTTTCTTTTTTTTTATATGTTCGTCTTCTTATGATGAAAGATTTTTTTAATTTATTATTATAAAAATAATATTTGGATCGGTAGTTCATGTATTCATTGACGTCTTTTTCTAAATTTACAATAGAAAAACGTTTATCTTCATCAATAGTATTATTATCTTGATTATGAAAAGGGTCAAAATTAGAGTCAGAAATTGTATTATTATTATTCGCATTTTTAGATCCGAACATAAAAAATGGCATTATGTATTATAATATATATGTAATAGTTAAATTATAATAAATAAACAATAATTATAAACAATAATTATAAACAATAATTATAAACAATAATTATAATAAATAAACAAATAATTATAAACAATAAACAAATAATCTTAATATAAAAAAAATGAAAATAAATTATAACTTAAAGTTAAAAGCATATTATAAGTAAATACTAGAAAGCAAAATGAACTACTACATTATTCCGGTTAAAATCATGGATAGAATTAAATATTATGCGGAAGAAGGTGTATTGACGAGTAACATTTCGTTTCAAGAGTCTGAGTTGCTGAAGACCTTGAATGTTGAGCAAATTCACACAAATGAGAATAATGTGATTGATAAGATTTTAGAAATATTTCAGAGTGCTTTGCAAGATTTTGAAAAAGAAGGAGGACTAGAAGACAGAGATACTCTATGCGATATTATTGAGGCGTTAAATAAGCGCAAGGAGGCGATTCAATCCATAACAAATGATGTGCTTAAGAGGCGTGAAGATTGCTGTTGTAATTAGAGAGTAAGTAATATATATCTTGTATTATATCTTGTAAATTAACTAAAGAGTGTTCCTTTATTATCTTCAAAAAAATAAAATAATTTTACGAAAGCATTAAATGTTTTTTCGTGAGACATGCAGCTCGAGTATTCCCAATAATTAGCGTAATCGTGTTGATTTCTTTCTATATTTGTTTTTTGGATCGATTCAATGTGTTCTTTGCTTATATTATCATCAAGTTTAAGTTTAATATGTCCGCCCAAATAGAAATGACCGTTTGAATAAGATTCTTTTGTAATGAGGTAATAAGTAAGAATAGTATTAGGGTCAAGATTATTGGAAGTGAATATTTGTTTTTTTTCAGGAATCTGAATAAAGTCGTAAAGGGATTGTAAAGAAGTCATAATTATAATTTTAGTTATATCTTTAATAATGAAAAGTATTTAATAATAAAATTATGATTTATAAAAAATAAAATATTAAAATATTAAAATATTAAAATATTAAAATAATAAAAATAATAAAAATATTATTTTAATAAAAATGAAAATATAATTTAATAAAAATGAAAGTAATACAAAAACATAATAAAATATAAAAAAATGAAATACTTTTATCATAATAATAATTATAGCATTATTTACTCAGGAAATAAAAGAAATGAACACCATTGTATTGAACAACGTATCAGTGTTTACCACTTCTCAAGAAATTTCTTACCTTTTGAGTGTTGAAGGTATCTTAAATGCTAGCAATATCGTTGATGTTACGAACAATTCGTATAGTAAAACGGTAGTTATTCAAGTTCATTATTGGCATGACACGGAGCAAGCATATCATACAATTAAGAGTTTGAATTACAGGGGTAAAACCAACATAGAGACAATTAATGGAATTTTCGAAGCGAAGACAGCAGAGCAAGAGGTGGATGTCATCCCGGATATAAAATGCGAAGAATTAGACGCATATTTGGAGCAAATGAGTGAAGAAGATGAAGCGATTTGGATGCAAAAATACAACAAGGTAAGTAGTGATGATGAAATGAGTCGTGACGAAAGCTATTTGTATTTTGATTTGCATGATTTAATTGGAGTAGTAGAGTAGTAGAGTAGTAGAGTAGTAGAGCAGTAGAGCAGTAGAGTAGTAGAGTAGTAGAGTAGTAGAGTAGAATATAATAAACTAACAAATTAAATAATTCATATAACTAATTAAGAAACGAATTAAGTGTTTTTTTTATAAAACAAATATAAAACAAAATATAAAACAAATATAAAACAAATATAAAACAAAAGGAGTAGATATATTATATTAATTATTCAAAGCAATGAATATAATATGTGGATTAGGATTGTTGCCGTGGTTGTATCATTTTTACAACATTGTTTTGAAAAACCGAATAACATTTCATAAGTTAATTCCGTTATTTATTTTTGTAAATGGAATTGCGTATCATATATTTTATCCAACAAATAGTCAAATGTATATGATAGATACAGCAAGTAATAACTTTTTCATTTTATACATTAATTTTATAACATATAATCAACCTGAAACGTTTTTTTGCACGATGATTGCTATGATTGCATATAGTCTAAATAATTTATTTCAACAACACTGGTTACATGTATTATTCGTCCAATGGTTATTATTATTTGCTTATATCAAGTCGTATAATTATGAGTATATAGCAAATAGAAAATACATTGAGTTAAGTAAAAAAATTGATGTTTACAAAGTGTTAGAATTTATATATCAAATATTGGATGAATATGCTGAAAAGGTATTAAGAATAGAATATGATGATATTGATGACTTATTTGGTAGTATTAATGAAAGGGTTAGAAATATGGATGATTTTACGGACGAAGCAAGAAATGATGAAGACCCAAATATTATTCAAGACGTGACCGCTGAAACTGATAGCCCATCGGATAAGTTGGCAATGGGGGGAGATGACCATGAATTGGGACATGAATAGGCCTTTCCAAGACGCCGGGGTGCAAAAATGGACGTAAAAATGAGGACTGATAAAGTGAATTAAAACGCAAAAAAGATAAACAAAAACTTCTTTTGGGACACATTTAATAAAGTTAGTAATTTTTCGGATGACAATCATTAAATAAATTTAGTAGATTATTTAAATAATATTAGGATGAAATATTTAATATTATTTTATAATTAATAAATGGTAATCATTTTTTAAGAGCAATAATTAACAAGAGCAATAATTAACAAGAGCAATAATTAACAAGAACATTTCAAAATATTGATTTCATTTTGAATTTCGTTTTTATATTCTTCATTATATTGTTTAATAAGTGATTCGTAAGTTTGAAATATTTCTTTGGACCAATTATCAAACATTTTTTTTACGTTTTCTTTATGAATCGTATTTGAAATAGAGTAATAAAATGAGATAGAAACGCAAGTGCGAGCAATGGATTCATTCGTTTTTATTGCTTTTACCTTTATACCGAAAGTATCTTTTTCCATATTTGCTTCCAATTCAAGGTCATACTTATAGTCGCAAAACAAATCAACAATTTGTTTTTTATCTAAACCAGTTACATTATAAAACAAGTTTGAAATATCATCGGTGTCAAAATTCTGGTAATGGGAAATGAATAACTGGGGCATATTCGTATTCGTATTCGTATTCATATTCGTATTAATAGTGAGTATCAAATCAAATTATATTATATAAAATATAAAATAAAAGCATTTCATTTTTTTTAAGAAAACAAGAAACAAAATATTTCATAAAATAAAAAATAAAAAATAAAAAATAAAAAATAAGAAAATAACAAAATATAAAATAAAAAATAATAAAATAAAAAATAACAAAATAACAAAATATAAAATAACAAAATAACAAAATAAAGAAAAAACTATAATTATATGAATGAAGTTATTGGACGAAGTGAAGTTGGATTACAGTGATGTATTATTGTTGCCGAAAATGAGTGAATATTCTTCACGTTCTGAAGTCAATTTAGAGCGAACATTAAAGTTCAAATATTCAACTGAAACGTGGACAGGAGTGCCAATAATGGTGAGTAATATGGACACAACGGGGACAATAGAAATGGCACAATCTTTACAAGAAAAGAAGGTGATAACATGTTTGCATAAATATTATAAAGCAGAAGATATTCCATCGTCCTTAAATAAGGATTATTATGCGGTAACAAGTGGTATGGATATAGAGAATTTATGTGACATAATGGAGAAAGTAGATCCAAAGATAATCTGTTTAGATGTGGCGAATGGGTATATGAAGAGATTTGTAGAGTTATGTGCGAAAGTGAGAGAAAAGTTTCCATCAAAAATAATAATAGCTGGAAATGTGTGTACGTCAGAAGGGGTGATGGATTTAGTGATGAATGGCAAAGTGGATATAGTAAAGGTGGGAATCGGAAATGGAAGTTGTTGTACGACTAGGAAGCAAACTGGAATAGGGTATCCACAATTGAGTGCGGTAATGGAGTGTTCGGATACGGCACATGGAATTAATGCGCATATAATAAGTGATGGAGGAATGCAAGTAATAGGAGATTTTAGCAAGGCTTATGCGGGAGGAGCCGATTTTATAATGAGTGGTTCAATGTTTGCAGCACACAATGAATCAAATGGGGAACTAATAATGGATGAAAAAGGGAAAGAATATAAGTTATTTTATGGGATGAGTTCAACGACTGCGATGGATAAATATAATGGAGGGGTAGCGAAATACAAGAGTTCAGAAGGGAAGACGGTCAAGTTGCCGTATCGTGGTCCAATAGAGAATACAATAAATGACATAATGGGAGGTATCCGTTCTTCGATGACGTATATAGGTGCGAAGAAGGTGAAAGATATTCCGAAATGTGCTACATTTATAAGAGTGAATCGTCAATTGAATCAAATATATAATCAAAATGAAGTGTAATTTAATAAAAAACAAAAAAGCAAAAAAAACAAAAAATGTATTACATAAATATAAATATAAATACAATAACATAAATCAATAATAATTTCAAACGTCAATTATTATTTAATTTAATTCGTCAAAATTGTTATAAAATTGACCAACTTTTTCGTTTGATTTAATTTTGGTGTAATCGAAATGTCTCAAATATAAACCATCTAATGTTTTTACCCTAGACAATGCGACATAACTTTGACCATATTCAAAAATATTATTTCCGATATCTAATTCAATATTATCTAATGTAATTCCTTGACATTTATGTATTGTTAACGCCCAAGAATGTATTAAAGGGATTTGTTTAATATGGACAAAAGGAACCTTTTCGCATTCCCAAGTATAGTAATTCATTGTAAATCTAATGCCATTATCAAATAATATAATAGGCAATTCATTTTCTTCACAATCAATTAATTCAAATCCAACAACTTTACCTTGCGAACCATTAGCCAGAATAATAGTTTCATTATCATTTTCATCATAAATATTAATTAAACACATCACTTGACATCCAATTTTTAATTCTAATTGATTATTACAAATCAAATTGGACATAAAATTAGTAATTTCATAATCAATTTCTCTTTCACTTAAAGAGCAAAGTATTCGCTTCTCTTTTTCGGATAAAACTGTTTTTTTTACTATTTCTAATGTATATATTACGATATTACCAGACAATTTATTTAATTCAAATTTATTAATGGTTTCTACTTTTGCCTTTGTCGGATACAATTTAGTAACTAAAATATTTTCTTCAGGAATTTTATGTAATCTGTTTTTTAATATTTGAATTATTTCGCTGGTAACTAAACCGTGTCTAATAGAATTAAGAACATTAGCAAAATTACTGTCTCTTTGTCGAAATATAGTTTTAAATCTAATATGATTTTCGACATTAAATATATTATACCATTCTTCGCTTTCAAAACAAAACTGTTTGCTTTCAATATCATTTTTATCACCAACCGGAGGTAATTGGTAAAAATCACCACTAAATATTAATTGAATACCTCCAAAAGGTTTGTCATTTTTTCGTATTATTTTAGCGATAATGTTTAATAATTCAAATAGTTTTTTTGACAACATACTTACTTCATCAACTACTAAAATACGAATTGAACACCATCTTTCTCTAATTTTCGGATTTTTTTCTATATTATGTATTATTGTTGCAAGTGGTGCTTTTCCTAATCCAATACCAGCCCATGAATGTAATGTTTGTGCTTTACATTTTAGTAAAATAGCAGCACATCCAGTCAAAGCACATATTTTTATTTTTTTTATTTTTAAATAAGCATCATTATTAATGATTTTAATTAATTCAGATTTTCCTGAACCACCTGGACCAGTAATAAATATATTAAGTCCTTTCTTATATTTATACAACGCCTCTTTTTGCTGTGTGGATAAATCAATTTCTGTTTGTTGCATCTTAATTACCTTATCTTATCAATTTGAAAATAATATTAAATAAAAGATTCTATTCATTCTATTCATTTTTTAATTATATTCAAAGAAAAGTGTGATATCCAGGAAAGCAAAGATTGAGGTAAAGGGAAAAATATTAATATATAATGTATATATTATTATTTATTTATTTATGATGTATTATGTATTATGTATTATGTATGTTTTTTTTCTGATTAATAAAATAAAATCAATAAGTAAAAAATAGGAAATAAAAAAGATAAATAATAATATGACAATGGAGAACACTTGTGATATTATAGTAGGACTTCAACATGGCGACGAAGGAAAAGGCAAAGTAGCGCACGCGTTATTAAATCAAAATGATTATGATTATTGTATTCGTTACAATGGGGGACCGAACGCGGGTCATACAATTCAACTGTCACACGAAAAATCAATAACGCTACACCAATTGCCGTGTGGAGTTCTTAATAAAGTGCCAAGTATAATAGGAACAAATTGTGTAATAGACTTGACAAGATTAGAAGCCGAAATAAATGAAGTGGAATGTGCGTTACCGGAGTTAAAAGGAATCAAACAGAGATTATTTTTGGCACATAACGCGCATTTAATATTGTCTTCACATATCGAATCAGAGTATGAGAGACATAATGAACTAATAGGGACAACCAAAAGAGGAATTGGGCCTTGTTATGCAGATAAAGCAAGTCGCACAGGTTTACGAGTAATTGCAAACAAAGATGTTGTAAAAATGTTAAAATTAAAAATAATAAACATATACGAACATTTTCAAGAACAAAAGGTATCTAGTCACATTTTATTTGAAGGAGCGCAAGGGTTCCAATTGGATATAGATTGGGGTGATTATCCTTATGTGACTTCAAGTGTAGTGAATTCTTATGGAGTTTATAGTTGTGGGGTACCAAATTTAAGAGTAAAGGATATAGTCGGGTGTGCAAAAATATATGATACATATGTAGGATATAAGAAATTTCAAAATAAAGAAAATGAAGAAAACGACGAAAATAGTAGACTGCTAAATTTAATAGCATTACAAGGTCAAGAAGAAGGGTCAACAACGGGTAGAAAGAGGCAAGTAAATTGGTTAAATTTGGACGAATTAAAGAAAGCAATATTGATAAATAATTGTAATTATGTGGTAATAAACAAGTGTGATATAATAAAAATGTGTAATAACAATAAAGGAACCAATAATTTATATGAAAACAATAAATTGAAGCATTTTGAAACAATAAATGAAATGAAGGAGTATATATATATTTTTATTAAAGAGGTAAAAAAAGAGATGAATATCATTTATTCGGAGTCGCCATTAGAGGTATAAATTAGAACAAAATATAAAAAGAAAGAGAACAAATAAAAGAAGAAATGATTTAAATAAATAATAATTTTATATAATTTAAACTTAACTCGCCAATTATATAAAATGGAAGTAGACGCATTATTTACCAAAGTGAGACAATACGCGGTCCAAGGGACTGAATATTTGAATAGTCAAAATGAAATTGATTTAATCAATATGATTGCGTTATGTAATAATTATTATTTCAATAAGGGAATATCATTGGTAACAGATGAATTATATGATGTCTTAACGGAGTATTCAAAAAACAAATATCCGAAAAAGAAAAAGCAAACAAGTGTGGGTGCCAAGGTGGCTGGGAAGAACAAGGTAAAGTTGCCTTTTATGATGGCGTCAATGAATAAGATCAAGCCAGAAATGGATGCGTTAATAAAGTGGAAGGAGACATATCGTGGACCTTATGTAATAACCTGTAAATTGGATGGAGTATCAGCGCTATATGATGGTAGGCACCACAAATTATATACAAGAGGGGATGGAATTGAAGGGCAAGATATAAGTCATTTATTGCCCCATTTAGGTATGGATAATTTAGATACGGATTGTGTATTCAGAGGAGAATTAATCATCAAGAAGAAATTATTTAAGGAAAAATATGGTGATGTATATGCGAATCCACGTAATATGGTGGCTGGGTTAGTAAATAAGAAAGCAAACACAGCAAACGCAAATGATAATGTCTTGAAAGAGATGTTGGGAGACGTCAATTTTGTGGTATATGAATTAGTGGAACCGAGTTTTGCGCCGTCAGTGCAATATGAGGTGATATCTAAATTTCCAGAAATAAAGCAAGTATACAATATGGAATTAGAGATTATAACAAACGATATATTAACGACGATATTATTGGAAATTCGTGAATTATATGATTATGAAACGGATGGGATAATCATAACGAATGATGAAGCGTATGATAGATATGAAGAGTTAAAGAATCCGGATCATGCGTTTGCGTTCAAGATGGCATTAAAGGAGCAATCATCGGAGGCAACAGTAACAGATGTGATATGGACGCCAAGCAAGGATGGATATATGAAGCCCCGAGTGCAAATATCGCCCGTCCAATTATGTGGAGTTAAAATTGAGTATGCGACTGGTTTTAATGCGAATTACATATATGAGAACAAAATAGGAGTAGGGACTGTAATAGAAATAATAAGGAGTGGAGATGTGATTCCTTATATAAACAAGATAATAAAGCCATCCGAAGCACCGAAGATGCCACAACCAATGTCCAATTATGTATGGAATGATACGAATACAGATTTAATATTGAAGGAAGAGTTGAAGAGTGAAAATATAGATGTTTTAGAAAAGCAAATAGCAAGGTTTTTTAAGAAGTTAAAGGTGGAAGGATTGAGCAATGGGAATGTTAGGAAGATATTAAATTATGATGGGAACGCATCTATTGAAAGCATATGTAATATGACAAAAGAAGATTTCAAGAAGATTCCAGGATTTCCGGAAAAGGTCAAAGACAATATCAAGGATAGGTTACAAAAAGACAGTCTACCGAATATGATGGCAGCATCAAATGTATTTGGACGTGGATTTAGTGATAAGAGAATGAAGGACATTATAGAAGCTAAACCGGACATATTAATAAGTACGTATAGTAGAGAGGAGAAGATACAAATGGTGACAAATGTGAATGGTATTTCAATAAAAATGGCGACACAATTTGTAGAGAATATAGAACAATTTATAACATTTATGAAGAAGATAAATATGGCTGCGAAGTTATTGACAACAGTAAAAAAGGCGGAAAACGAAACGGAAGTGTTGATAGGGAAATCATATGCTTTTACAGGATTTAGGGACGAAGAATTACAAGAGTTTATAACACAAAATGGAGGCAAATTTGTAGCCACATTAACGAAGAATACGACTGGGTTGATAGTAAAAGACACCGATTATAAAGCAAATACGAAGACAACACAAGCAGAGAATAAAAATATACCTATAATTACAAGGGAACAATTTTATGAAACATATAAATGAAAGATATAATAAATGAAAGATATAAATGAAACGAATTCCAACGAATTCCAACGAATTCCAACGAATTACGAAAATGAAACAATAAATAAATCAATGGATATTATTTTTTATAAATTAGTGTTTATAAAAATGATATAGAAATGCGATTAGTTATAAAAAAATGAAATAAATTGTAAAGAATAATGAATGAGTATAAATTAGCTCAACAATCCGAACAAAGCAACCAGCAACCAGCAACCAGCAACCAGCAACAATGTTAGCCTCTTTAAATAACTTTGAATTCACGAAGCCCAATTTTAATGAGTTTTACAATATTTTATGTGATATGGAGGACTACCATACTAGTTGGGTAGACGAAGACTACGCGGAAGAAATAGCAGAACTCAAGATGAAGCAATATTACAACAAGAAGAAGAAGGATGCCTACCAATCCAAGCTACAAAACAAGGAATATTTGAAGCACAGAGAACTTGACTTGAGACGCAAGTTGCTTCATAGAATAGGTAAGTATGAATTAGAAGAAGGAGAGATATTTGAATGAATATTTGTTGAATGCGAGTAGATAGAATATAGATAGAATATAGATAGAATATAGATAGAATAAATTATGTTTAAATGCAATATAAGATTAACTAATTAATGAATCACTTAAGTGCGTTTTTTTCGTTAATTCCTTTTTATAGAACAAATAAAATAATTAATAATCAAATATAAAAACAAAATAATAATATAGTTTATAATAGAAAATGATGTTCAATATTATTTCTTCTTTGCTGGCTGTTTCTACCACTGCTGATATTCCCAGACACGATATTACAGAGCATTTTGTTTGGGAACATTTCACAAATTTCCAAGAGCGTTTCAACAAGAGATACAATGATTTTGAGACGATGAGAGAGCGATTTGATATTTTCAAGACCAATTGGCAAGATATTCAACGTCACAATAGCGACTCTACACAAAACTTCACAAAGGGAATCAATCAATTTACTGATTTGAGACCGGATGAGTTTAATGATAAGTATTTAGGAGGAATCGTCCAAGAGAGAAAAATGGTAGGTCTTTATGGATGTGGTTCTTTCACTTCTAGTAATGACACAATTTCACTTCCCGACACAGTTGATTGGCGTGAAGAAGGAGCGGTTACTCATGTGAAGGACCAAGGACAATGTGGTTCTTGTTGGACTTTTTCTGCGACAGGTGCGATGGAAGGTGCTTGGGCCACTTCTACAGGAAATTTGGTAAGTCTTTCGGAGGAGCAATTGGCTGATTGTGCCACTGGTTTCAAATATGGCAGTCATGGATGCAATGGAGGTCAAATGGATGGTGCGTTTAAGTATGTTATTGAGAATGGTATCACTACTGAAGGTCAATATCCATACACTGCTGGAAAAGGACAAACTGGAAAGTGTCAACAAAGTGATGTCTCAAGTGTCGCAACTTTTAATGGATGTTATGATGTTCTTCCTAATGACCAAGTGTCACTTAAGGCCGCCGTTGCGAAGCAACCTGTAGCTATTGCGATTGAGGCGGATAGTCGGTATTTCCAAAGTTATTCCAGTGGAATTCTTACTTCGTCTGATTGTGGAACCAATTTGGATCATGGTGTGTTGATTGTTGGGTATGGTGAAGATAAGGGTCAAAAGTATTGGTTGGTGAAAAATTCTTGGTCAACCAGTTGGGGAGATGAAGGGTATGTAAAGATTGCTCGTAGTGACAGTCGTAATGATAAGGGTATTTGTGGTATTGCCATGCAACCTTCTTTCATAAGTGCTTAAAAATGAAAACAAATAAAAAATAACAATAAAAATAACAAATAAAAAAACAAATAAAAAATAAAAAAACAAATAAAATAACAATAAAAATAACAATAAAAATAACAAATAAAAAAACAAATAAAAAATAAAAAAACAAATAAAAAATAAAAAATAAAAAAACAAATATTATTTTTTAATTAGTATGAATAATAAAATATTAATTAAAAAAATGATTCAACTTATTAATTAAACCGTTACAAGTAGTATTAAATGAAAAAAAAAATGAAAAAAAATGATGAAAAAAAATGGAATGTATACTTCTTCGATTTTATTAAACGATTTCAAGATAAACATTGGAATTGGCATATGTTAAGTATAAATCCAAATATTACTTTGGAAATTGTTGAAGCGAATCCTGATAATCCTTGGGATTGGGAATTGTTAAGTTGTAATCCAAATGTTACTTTGGAAATTATTGAAGCGAATCCTGATAAACCTTGGAAATGGCCTTACATAAGTAAGAACCCAAATATTACTTGGGAAACGGTTGAAGCGAATCCTGATAAACCTTGGAATTGGAATAATTTAAGTCAAAATCCAAATATTACTTGGGAAATTATTGAAGCGAATTCAGATAAACATTGGAATTGGTATTATATAAGTTGTAATCCAAATATTACTTGGGAAATTATTGAAGCGAATCCAGATAAACATTGGAATTGGTATTATATAAGTTGTAATCCAAATATTACTTGGGAAATTATTGAAGCGAATCCTCAAGTATGGTGGTGTTGGTTAATGATAAGTTGTAATCCAAATATTACTTGGGAAATTATTGAAGCGAATCCTGATAATCCTTGGGATTGGTATTTCTTAAGTAGCAATCCAAATATTACATTGGAAATTGTTGAAAAGAATCCAGATAAACCTTGGGATTGGTATTTCTTAAGTAACAATCCAAATATTACTTGGGAAATTGTTGAAAAGAATCCAGATAAACCTTGGAATTTTTATTTCTTGAGTAAAAACCCAAATATTACTTTGGAAATAGTAGAAGCGAATCCAGATAAACCCTGGGATTGGTTTGGATTAAGTGTTAACAAATTTACAAAAGGTAAAGAACAATTTGAGTTGATAGTTAATCACCAAAAATTCGTCCAGGAACATTTATTTGAAGAATTTGTAAAAGTGTATATGCATCCAAATAGAATCAATAAATTGTTAAATATGGGTTATACAATTGATGAACTTGATGATGTTTTATAAGATATAAAATAATAAATTAATGTAAATAATAAAAATGAATCAAATTGTTTTTTAGTTATAAAATAATAAAATACTTAATTCGTCTTATAAATAATTCTTATAAATGGAAGACATATTTGCCGGGACATTTGGAATCAAATTTACATCAAATATAGTGTTTGATGTGATTCACCAAACAAGTGCGTTTGAAATAAAAAGTGAAATAAATAAAAACAATCGATGTAAAATAAATTTCACATATAAAGAAGATGAATATTTATATGTGTATAATATTGAAAAATACAATAACTTTTCTGGAACAGATATTATGAAAAAAGTTATTGAGTTAGGAAATAAATTAAAAGTAAAATATATTGAATTATGTGATTATGCTATGTTTAATGCTGGGGATTATAAAGATTTATCGGTTGCGCTTGCTCCATTTCATATAATAACAACTGGTTCCTCGTGGTATAACAAGTTTGGTTTCAAAAGTGAGAACACCAATGACGAAAAAGAAGAAAATGAAAAAATAATAAATCAATTATTCAGCGACCTTGTGGATTCTCAATTTTGTGAAAAGTTTCAAGAACATTTTCTTGAAATTGATACAAAGACACAAACATTAAAACAAATATTTGTGTATTTGAAAAATACGTATATCAATAACAAACCAGAAAGAAAGAAAATGACATATTCACAGTCGTATTTACTAGAAAACTTGACACTGGATTTGTTTTATATATTATCTTATGAACCTACATTGAGATATTATTTTGATTAAGTGGAAATAACAAAATAAAATAACAAAATAACAAAATAAAATAACAAAATAACAAAATAAAATAACAAAATAAAATAACAAAATAAAATAACAAAATAAAATAACAAAATAAAATAACAAAATAAAATAAATACATTATTTACCTTTTTTTTATAATCATAATTGAATGATTGAATATGCGTATTTTTTTTATAAAATATTTTTATTTATTGATTTAGGCATTCCATGACCAAAGAGAATCATATAAATAAGCGAAAGTGCTGCCAATAAAATGCTGCGATTTTCAGCAATAGCCTGTCTTTGTCTAAGAATAAAAAACATAAATAAGTATAATACAATACCTATTAATAAAGAATGTAATAACATCATTCTACCACTTTCCATTATATAATATATTTATATAAAATAATTATATAAAATAATTTGGAAGAATTAAACATCCTTTGGAAGAATTAAACATCCTTTGGAAGAATTAAACATCCTTTGGAAGAATTAAACATCCTTTGGAAGAATTAAACATCCTTTGGAAGAATTAAACATCCTTTGGAAGAATTAAACATCCTTTGGAA